GAGGTTGTACTGGGTTTTTACATTCTCCAGTTAAAAAAGAACACACCGATAGTATTAAAATAAATTTTGTCATTGACTAAACCCCTAAAAATCCTATATATTATGTGAAAGGAAAAAAGAAATATGACAGACACAAGTAAATATAGAAACGTTTCATTATCTCACTCAACATACAAGAAACTTGAGGTGTTGTCCAAAAATATCGACCCGGATGTCACTTTGTCTATATCGAAGACAATCGAGAAAATAGCAAACGAGAAAGTTAGGAAGTTAAATGGCCAGATCAAAGTTCAGAAGTCAGGCAACGGCAAATAGCAACGCCTTAGAATTGTTTGGGAGAAAAAAAGAACCCGAACATAATCTATGGATCGCTGTTATAGCAAAAGCATTAGACGATGCTTTGTATCAAAACGATTTAAGAGAAGCACAGATAGGAATTGCTTGGGTGCAAGGTCGCTCAAGTAATTTTAAATTTGTTTGCCATTTAGCAGGTTACGATTGGAAGTATGTTTATGACAAAGTAATCAAGAAAGTAGATAAGAGAGATCAAGAAATAAAAGATTACATTAAAGGAATAAAAGATCTACAAACAGCAGGTCTTCAAAGGAAATGGCATCTGATTAGATTTTCTAAGATGAATGTCATACAAGGTGGTAGAGCTAAAGGCACACCACGTAAAGGAGGAAATCATGGCAGAAAATGGGCCTATACAGTCCACCCCAACAAAACACACTAGTATTTGTCCTAGATGTAAGGGTAATGGATATGTTAGAATAGGCAAAGTGAACGGACCCAACCAAGTAAAACAATGTTGGGTGTGTGAATCAGAAGGAGAGTTAAAAAAACATGTACAAAAAGATGTTGATAGTTTTATTTACGAGTTTTATTTTAACAAGCGGGTGCAGTAAAGTAGAGTGGGGAGACTTTGAATGGGATCCCGCAAAGGCAGCAGCTAGAATAACTTTTGGGCAGGTGAAATGAACCAGTTATTACATAAAATTAACGAAGCCGCTAACAATTGGAATAAAACAAAAGACGAGAAATATAAAAAAGAATGGTATCAATTGTTAGAACAGTGGTCTAGGTTATATGCATGAAGTTATGGCATATCTTGCTGGTTTATTTGATGGTGAAGGCTGTATTACTTATCGACAGCGGTCCGAACACCGTAAAGGAAAGCCCAGAGCCTACGATTTCTGGAACATACGAATTGAGATAAATATGATTGACAAAGACACTATAGATTATGTGCACAAGACACTTGGCTGCGGAAGCACGGATCACCGACCACCCTACCCACATCAAAACCATGGACAATATCGTTGGAGATGTAGTCACCGAGATGCATTAAAAGTTGCAAAACAATTAGTACCTTTTTCAATAACTAAAAAAGATAAATTAGAACAGATTATAAAACATTATGAATAAACTATTTTTAATCATAGCCAGTGGTTTTACAGTGATGATACTGTTATCATTGTTTATGATTTTAACAGGATGTGCAGGATGGCAGTAAAAAATAAAATAAAAATTAAAAGTGTGTTCAAAGATAAAACAATTAGCAACGACTATAAGAGTGGCGGAGCATACAAAACTATACTTAAAATGTTCGCTGATCAGTTAGATGATGAGAAGTTTGCTGAACACTGTAAGAAGTTTTTTAAAGGTAAGAATGAAGACAATACCTGATTTAATCAACGACATACGTTGGTATTATAAAAGAATTATTGATGTGCCATTGAGTTGGCTAGAATCGATAGGTAGTAAAATGAATGTCTATGCTTGGAACAAGCGTTGGCGAAACAGAGAGGAAGGAACTGGATATGGAAAAAGACCAGAATAAAAAAACAGATAAAGTTACCATTGATATGTTTAACTGGGGTCCTTGTGTGACTCGAATGAAGATCACATCAGACTTTATGTAGATAAACTAGCAGGTCAAATCGACCATGAAACAGGCTACTCGGATGCCTCTAGAGAGAAGATTGTACCCTATGTTGCAGGTACACTTGGACTCTACAACCAAGCGTATGAAGCCTATACGAAGAAAAAATTTGAAAAGAAACCTGAATATATTATGTCAGCGCTTTGGATAAACTATCAAAAAGCGAATGAGTTTAATCCACCTCACGATCACGATGGTAAGTTAAGCTTTGTTATCTACTTACAAATCCCTGAAGAACTAAAGAAAGAAAATAAGGAGTATAAAGGTAGAAGCTGTGGTCCCGGTGGCATACAGTTTTTATATGGTGATGGACCTAGAGACGCTGTAACTTATATGTCTTACTTCCCTGAAGAGAGAGATATGTTCATCTTTCCAGCGTGGTTGAAGCACTGGGTTAGTCCTTTTAGATCTAATTGCAC